GACCGTCACGGCCGGCACGGGCACACTGACTCCTGCGCTCTACGTTGACGCCGACACGTTTTACGCAGCGACCGTCACGGCCGGCACGGGCACACTGACTCCTGCGCTCTACGTTGACGCCGACACGTTTTACGCAGCGACCGTCACGGCCGGCACGGGCACACTGACCCCGGCGCTCTACACCGACGCCGACACGTTTTACGCGGCGACCGTCACATACCTAAGTAGCGCTGCGGGCGAGATATCGTTGCGCGTACAATTCACTGACCCAGCCGTGCGCGTACAATTCGCTGACCCAGCCGTGCGCGTACAATTCGCTGACCCAGCCGTGCGCGTACAAGTCGCTGACCCAGCCGTGCGCGCGTTACTTAAGCAGGCAGCATAATGGCCAAGTACCTCCCTGACGCAGTGCAGTCTGAGCGGACCGTCAGGTACGGCCCGTGGCCCAAGGGCATGAACAACCGCCAGCCAGACTATGCCTTGCTTGATGGCACCCTGCGCAATGCGGTCAACACGGACATTGACAACGCCGGCACGCTACGCAGGCGGGCAGGGTACGAGAAAGTCTACGCGAATACCAATGTTCGCGGAGGGTATAGCTGCCCGCTGGGCGCGTACTTTATTCAGGGCACCAAGTTGTGCAAGTTGAACGACGACAACACCAGCACGACATTGTTTGATGGTGTGCTAGGGCCTACACCAACGTATGCGTACTTCAACGATACGGTCTACTTCAGTGATGGTCTGATTACCAAAAAGATCACGGCTGCCGGCATAGCAGACTGGGGCATCCCTGTGCCTGCAGCGCCAAACGTGTACGCCGCAGCCGGCAGTCTGCCTGCCGGTACCTACCTCATAGCCATCACGCGCGTGGACGCCGATGGGCGGGAGTCTGGGGCGAGCGAGATCATGTCGCTGGAGCTGACTGATCCTCTTGGTGTCGGTGCTACCGCGGGAATTACCGTCACTGGCCTGCCGACAAGTCTCGGCATCCGTGTCTACGCCAGCACCACCAACGGCGCCACGTTGTTCCTGGCTGCCGAGCTGGCCGCGGGCACGGCGACCTACACCCTGACGACTTCCCGCGGTACTGGCGCCCCCCTGGTCACCGAGCAGATTGTCCCACCTCCGCCCGGCCAGATCATCCGGGAGCACAGCGGACGCATCTGCATCGCGTCCGACCAAGTGCTCTGGATGACCGAGCCGTTCGCACCGGATTGGGTCAGCCTGGACCGTGGGTTCATCATGCAGGCGGCCTACATCTCCGTGATGGAGCCGGTGTCCAGCGGAGTCTGGCTGGCGTCCGACAAGACCTACTTCCTGCGCGGCGCCGGCCCGGAAGACTTTAAGATCGAGCCCAAGCTCCCGCACGGCGCGGTATACGGCTCGGGGGCGGCGATCCCCTACACGAACGACGTGCTGTGGTACAGTGACAGAGGTATTATTCTTGGTGCGGAGGACGGCCAGGTGAAGAATCTTCAGGAGCAAGAGGTCGCCCCGCACAGCGGCACGAGCGCCGCCACGTTGGTGCGCGAGCAGGACGGGTTGCGGCAGGCAGTCGTCAGCGTACAGAGCGCTGAAATCTCTCCGCTGGCAGCGACCTCGTTCATCCAGATGGAAGTGGTCCGCAAGGCCGGAGGGCACCAACCGTGATCGACCTTTTCTCCCCGCATTTCGTCTACACCTTCCGGTGCTTCGACCGCTACCAGAACCTTCGATGGGAGTGGACGCAGCACAATCTCATCCCGACTGCCGGCAGGGACTACATCATCGCCGCAGCCATGTCGGGAGGCAGCCAGTTCAGCACGTGGTACATCAGCCTCTACAGTGGGGCGTACACCCCTCAGTTGACTGACACTGCTGCGAACTACCCTGCCAACGCGACTGAGATCACAACGGCGTACAGCGAGACCGTCCGTCAGACGCTGGTGCCGGATGCCCCAGGCACAGGGGCGTATGCCAACGTCGGCAGCCCCGCAGTGTTCACGTTTACCGCTACAACGGTAGTTCGTGGTGGGGGGCTGCACAGTAACTCAGTCAAGGGGGGCACGACGGGGGTTTTAGTCTCCATTGTCGCAGCGCCCACTCCGAAAACTGTCAACGCCGGAGAGTCACTGCAGGTGATTTCCGGGCTGGCTTTGACCAATGGGTGAGGGTAACTAATGGCTATTTCTACATACGCAGGCAACCTGGTCCTCGACTGGTTGCTGTCTACTGCTTCCGCGACGCGCCCCACCGCATGGTACCTGTCCTTGCATGTGGGCGCCCCTGGCCTGACGGGAGCCAACGAGCTTACCACCGGCACTGACGCGGGCTACGTGCGCAAGTCCATCACGTTCGCAGCCGCGGCCAGCTTGGCCAAGGCGTCCAATGCGGGTGTGACCTGGACTGCTGACGTGGCGGCGACGACGTACATCATCACGCACATTGGCATCTGGGACGCTCTGACGACTGGGAACTTCCTGTCGGGCGGCGCTCTGGCCGTCCCAGAGACCATTGTCGCCAGCGGCACGTTCAACCTGTCTACTGGGCGAGCCATCGCCACTATTACTTGAGGGCCTAGACTATGGCGATCCAACTGAGTTCGGGCCTGCGGGACCACATGCTGCTTACGGGCAGCTTCAAGAGCGGCCTGGACGGTGGGCTGCTGAAGATTTACGCCGGAGCCATGCCGGAGACCGCCGATGCGGACAGCTCTGCCTTGACGGTCCTATGCACGATCTCCCTCGACGCGACCGGTACCGGCATCACGTTTGGCAGCACGGTGACGGCTGGCATCCTGACCAAGAACACCAGCGAGATTTGGCGCGGCCAGATCAGCGCCTCGGGCACGGCGACATTCTTCCGCTTCATGGCCATCGGCGACACGGGCACCCTGAGCACCACCGCCAAGCGCGTGCAGGGCACAGTGAACGTGGTCGGGGCAGACATCAACTTCAGCAGTGTCAACTTCATCGCACCCAACTACAAGGTCATCGACTCGCTGAACGTGACGCTGCCGCTGGTGTGAGTGATGTTTGTTGCGCTGAAACCAAGCTCCAATGTAGTAATCACCAGTACAGATGGAGCCGATTGGGCGCAGCACACCTTGCCTGTATCCCAATCCTGGACTGCTATAGGGCGTAGCGATAGCGGGTTCTGCGCGCTAAGTTTATTTGACAATATAGCTATCACCAGCCTAGACGGCACAACGTGGGCCCAACACACACTACCTGTAAGTGGTTTTTGGAGCCAACCTGTTTGGAACGGAAGTAGCTACTGCGCGATTGACGCTGGAGCAGGTGTTGCCCTAACCAGCCCTGATGGCGCGGTATGGACCCAACATACACTACCTGCCGGGGGAGCTACCACTCCAGTCTGGAATGGTAGCGTATATTGCAGCATAGGCTCTTATGCCCTAACCAGCCCTGATGGCGCGACATGGACACAACACGCACTCCTGCCAGAGGGAGGAGGCACCACTCCAGTCTGGAATGGTAGCGTATATTGCAGCATAGGCTCTTATGCCCTAACCAGCCCTGACGGGGTTACGTGGACACAACATGCACTCCCAGACCTTGGGTATACAGCTTGGGACCGGCTAGTGTGGGGCGCAGGAGTGTTCTGCGCACTTATGCACGGTAGCGATGAAGTAGTTAATCCTGCACTGTGTCTAACTAGCCCAGATGGAGCTACGTGGACATCACACACACTTCCTGTTGGGGGCTCGCGGGATAAGCAGTTTGCGTCGGTGGTGTGGAACGGCACCGTGTTCTGTGCGCTTAGCCGAGGGGCTGTCGCTATCACTAGCCCCAATGGCGCTACATGGACAGCACATGTACTTCCACAAACCAATAAGATATGGGGTGCCTTAGCTTGGGACGGCTCCACATTTTGTACGCTTGCGCGAAATACCAGCATCGCCATGACCAGCCCTGATGGGGCAGCGTGGACTACCCAAACCCTGCCTGTAAGTGGTTTTTGGGAATCACTGCTGGCAGTCAGTACGATTGCACCTGCCTTCTGGACAAACTTCCGGCGGGCGGTAGAGGTTTAAGTGACCACGCTTGTCAAACCCCTGCTGTACGAAATTACTGCGCAAGGCACGGCAGGTACGCCTGGCACGCCGTACATCCCGGCCCAGCCTCCGCGGGTGGTCGAGGAGCTGGTCAAGGTCGTTCACTTCTACCCAGTCACACACGATCCGAGTTTGACGCCCGGAGACCCTGGCGGCGCCTACATCACCTACGAGGTGGTTTACACCACCATCCCTGGCTCGGCAGCCATCCCGGCAACGCCCGGCACCCCGCCCACACCCGCCGTCGTTGCTACCCTGTATGACCGGCAGTGGAACAGTGCGGCGGACAGCATTGACCTGGTGCCACCGGGCAGCTACATCGAATGTCAGGTGCGCTACGGCAGCTACGCTGTGTTCATCGGGCTGGATGCGGACGCCCGCAACTCAACGCTGCCCAGTGCGTACCGCTACGGCTTGATGGTCGATGCGTCCGGCATCCGGCCCTTCGAGAACGGCGTCAGCGGCGCTCTGCTGGCGGCCAACACACCCACCACCACGCTGCGCATCATCCGGTCTGAGCTAGGGCAGATTTACTACCAGGTGGTCGGCCAATCGTTGGTCGCCAGCCCACAGGCACCCGTACCGGACATGGCACCCATGCAGGGTTACGGCCTGCTGTACTCGTCGCTGGACGCGGTGGATGGGGCGACCATCGGCACGCTGGACATTGTTGAGGGGACTGTGCCGTTCCCGATGGCGGCCAGTCTGTCCGTGGCGGCGGACCCCCGCGTGGTCTTTGATGTCGCAGTGGGCTTCGTGGCTGCTCCGGGCGCGCCAGCAGTTGTTTTCCCGGTGGCAGTCTCCTTTGAGGCCACGCCCAGCAGGGTTATTCTGGGGGATGTCACGTTCCCGGCTACCCTGACGTTCGCCGCGGACGCCTACGCGGGCGGGCGGGGCACATGGACACTGCCCACGCTGGCATGGACTGGTGCGGACTACGACACCCCTGGTGCCGGGGCATGGCGCCTACCTGCCTTCACAGCCAACGGTACCGAACAGGTGTACGTCCCTGCGGACCCGGACGAGGGGCTCTGGATACTGCCGCGCATGGCGGTCTGGGGCATCGGGCTCGACGAAGATCATGGCGGTGGCACCTGGCCCCTGCCTGCTGTCGCGGCCATCGGCACTGAGGAAGGTGTGATCTACGGACAAGGTAACTGGACGTTGCCCGTGCATCTTACGCTGCGCAGCTACCCGCCGTGGTGGAGGGAAGACACCCTGATGCTGGTGTCGCCGATGTACAGCGCCGAGACCTTGCAGCTCCAGCTCGACCTGGTGCTGATACTGAACAGCTCGGGCACGCTGACCTCCACGCTGTCTCTGACCCGATTGCAGGTGTTGGCGTTGCTGTCTGCGTTGGCGGCCACCACGTCCCTCACGCTGTCGGGCATTTACAGTTTGTCCTTACTCAGCGCGGGCGCGCTGCGCTCCTTGCAGTCGTTGCAGGCCGAGCTGGGCGCGGAGTTGCCGGACGGGGCAGCTGTCTGGGTGCTGAACCTGGACACCAGCGCCAGCGCGCAGTACGACAACTACGGCTTCAACAGTTTCTTCCGCCGCGGGGACGACTACTTCGGCGTGGCGAACGACGGCATCTACAAGCTGGCCGGAGAGACCGACGCGGGGCTGCCGGTGGACGCGCTGGCGGCGTTCGTACGGTCCACGCTGGGCGTGCCCAACGTTAAGCGCGTACCCAGCGTGTACGTCGGAGCCACGTCGGACGGGGCGCTGATTCTGCGGACCGAAGTCGAGGGCGCCGTGCGGTACTATAAGGCCCGCTCGTACAGCTCCGATCTGCGCCAGCATCGGGTGGACATTGGCCGCGGCTCCCGCGGGACGCACTGGCAGTTCGAGCTGCTGAACGAGAACGGGGACGACTTCGAGTTGGCGGACATGACGCTGCTGCCCACCGTGATGGACCGGAGGATTTAGGATGGCCTCGCCTGAACAGGTCGTTGACAAGGTAATCTCCACCGCCTCTGGGGCTGCGGGGCTGTGGGCGGCGTCGGCGGACATCGCCGCGTGGAAGGCTGTAACCGAGGCCGAAGGCTACATGGTAGTGCCGCCGGTGCCGCTGGCGTACACACTGACGGCGGTTGAACCCGGCGTACCTGGCGCGGAACAGAACGCAGTCATCACCTTCGAGGGCCAGCTCGACCGGCTGATCCAGTTGATGAGCGACAAGCTGGCTGAGTTCTTCACGATCTACTACCCGCTCAACAATGACGGGTACGACGAGGGCACCGCCTGGCTCATCAACACCATCACCAACGGCGGCACTGGGATCAACCCGGCCGTCGAGGACCAGATTTGGCAGCGGGGACGGGACCGGATCATCGCCGATGGCGCACGCGCCGACTCGCAGACTCTGATTGAGTTCTCGCAACGGGGCTTCTCACTGCCCTCCGGCGTCATGGCAGCCCGGCTGCAGCTCAACCGCACCACGCAAGCCAAGAGCCTGCAGGAGCTGTCGCGGGACGTGGCCATCAAGCAGGCCGAGATCGAGATCGAGAACCTGCGCTTCGCCGTGGACCTGGCCGTCAAGACGCGCCTGCAGGCACTGGGGGCCGCGTCGGATTACCTGCGCGCCATCATGCTGGCCCCTGACGCCGCGTTCCGGGTGGCCAGTGTGAACCAAGATGCTCAGGCCCGGCTGATCTCAGCCACCGCGGACCTGTACCGCGCCCGCCTGCAGCGTGACGAGATCGCCATGCGCATCCCCTTCCAGACGGCCGACAACACCCTGAAGGTCGGCCAGTTGAACCTGGACGCCTTCTACCAGGGCATCGACGCGCGGGTGCGGGCGGCGGGGACAGCGGCCGGCGTGTACGGCTCGATGGCCCAGGCGGCGTTGACCTCGTTGGTAGGTATCGGCTCGACCACTATCTCCGCGGCGAGCTAGACCAAATCGTACAGCTCCGGGATGGCGGGGTTCGCCGGCAAAGACGTGCTCTGACTGCCAATGCGTAACGCTACATAGAAATCCCTGGACGTGGTTGCGGCCCCAAGCTCTTGACCTTTCGCCCATGTCTCCCCCATGTCGTGAGACACGTATAGGTGGTGAGTCTGATCTGCGTAACTGTAAACACTAACTCCCAAGGCAGTCGGCGTGAGCAGTACGATGTTACCTACGGTGCGAACATTAGACAAGAGTGTCGCAACACCGGGGGCGATAGGTGGCAACTCGATCCATGATACGCCCCCGTCGTCAGAACGGGACAAGCAGACATCCCCTACGTCCGTCACTGTGAGTATTCCGACTTGAGTCACGCTTAGCGCGATTGGCTCTAGTAGCAACTGGTCTACTCCGAACGCGCGGACGACATGCGGGCCTGTAAATGTCAGTCCGCGATCATCTGACAAGAATGCCACGACTGCCGAGGAACCCGGAGTAGGAAATGTCGGATTGGCCAGGCCCGTTATGATGGCTCGCCCACCGGGCAGCGGGGCCAGCTTGAACGTGGTTGGAACCGCGTCGAATACAGGTGTTGCCGCTTCGAGCAGGAGTTCAAGCGGGCCTTGGGGTAGATACTCCCAGCTTATACCGCCGTCCGTGGAGTACAGCCGGCGGTATGTAATAACAGGCGCTGTGCCTATTCCTGCCAACATAACTGCTCGTCCAGCTCCCATAGGGGCAATTGGATAGAATACAGTTACAGGCGTACTACCGTACGTGTAGCCCGGCAGTAGGGGGAACTGGTAATCTGCAATGACTTCGCTAGAGACTGTAAATACCGCAAGCCTTGGTTGCTCTATGTCGTTGCTGACGTAATACACATTCACTAGCCGTTTGCCCTCCACAAACTCGCCTAAGTAAGCGATTCTAGGTTGCTCGAAGTTAACTGCTGTTAGCCCTACAATAGGCTTGATGGACACACCTCCTGCTATCGTGACGATATACCCAAACGATACACCAGATGTCCGGCCAACCACGAACATCCCTTGCCCTCCCCCCAGATTCAGAAACCCGCCCACCGAGCTGATGCTCCAAGGCGGCGCCAGTGGTTCAGGAGAGGGTTTCAGCTTGACCTGGAATAGGCGGTCATACTCTGTTGCCGCCTTGATAACAAACTCATCGTTCTCGAACCCGGCGGTGAACACCAGCAGCCCAGTCTCAATCGTAATTCTTGGGATGCCGTGTAGGGACTCAAGCGTGATGATCACCCCGTCCGCTGGGCAGTACGTCCTGCGGCGGTAGGGCTGCAGGTCAGTCGGGGCAGCCACGAGGCTGTTCATCATGGCTTCCAACCGCACACGGGCGTAGGGCAGCCATTTGGCGGCCTCCCCTACGTCGCCCACAGGGATGAAGGTGGACGGGTTGCCGCGACGCCAGCCGAACTTGCTCATGCGCTCTGATCCTTGCCAGGGAACTGCACCACCACGGCGGGGTTGTCCGCGACGGCGCCCACCAGGTCCGGGTGGCGCATGTCGAGCTGGAGGCAGGTGGTCTGTCCCTTGGCATAGTCGGTACCTGCGCCGAGCACCTTGGCGATGGTGTTGCGGTGGATGATCTTGTTCATCTGCAAGGTCTCCAGGATGTTCATGTAGTTGTGGCCGGCCTTGGTGCAGTAGTCCTTGAACGCCTTGCGTTGCAGCCACAGCTTGCCGTTGTCCACCTCATGTCGGGCCAGGAGCTGGCTGGTTTTGGGTTCGCGGATGACAGCGCTCAGATTGCCGGACCACCGGCCGGCTGTCTGGACCACCAGCATGTTGCCGTTGATGGTCTCCAGGTAGTCCGCCAGGACGCTGACCGGGGGTAGGTACTGCTCGGTCATCGCCCGCCGCATGGAGGGCACCTGGTGGCCGGCCAGCCACCGCCACAGGGTTTTCACGTTGTACTTGAACAGGCCCAGCTCCGCGGCGATCTCGCAGGTGCAGCAGGCGACCGCTGCCGTAGCCGACCAGAATCGCTCGCTGCCCGAGATGTTCAGTTGGGAGTCAACGGCGCGCATGATGGTGCGGACGCGCTCGTGGATTTTGGCTCGGTTCTGGATCACGTAGGACATGAACTGCTCGCCCACGTGGCCGTAGTTGGCCTTTAGTTCCTGCAGGTAGTCATCCGCTTGCGCCTTGGTGTGGACCCTGGCCAGGCGCAGGGGAATCTCGAACACGCGCACCGCCTCGGCGGTACTGTCCGCCCGATCAGACGCCAGCGCAGAGTACAGGCTGGTGTTGGCGGTGCAGATCAGGATCGTGGACTTGTTGCTCTGCGCCGTGCGCCTCTCGGACCCGGTGGTCTCCAGGCGCAGGCGACCTTCGGACTGGGTGACCCCCATCGCCATGTCGGCCATGTCCTTCGGCGCCATCCGGGTGATCTCATCCACGAGCTGCGGCAGGTTGGCCATGACCATCATGCGGTTGTCGCGGGCATTGGCCGTCGCACCCCGCGTAGTGCCATTGATTGTCATTCGCAACGGGTCCCCCCACAGCCCGGCACCGGTGTACAGGGTGGTGGATTTGGACGCGCCAGGCGGGCCGGACATGTTGAGCACGACGCCGTGGTGGCCGGTCATGTAAAACAGCGGCGACCCCAGCGCAGCGCAGATCACGAACTGGTTAGCGGCGTAGTCCGGGTGGTCGAAGAACTCCAACAGTTCCAGTTGCCTGGCCATCGAGCCCTTGGAGTGGACGGCTGATACAGCGCGCGTGACTTCCTGGCTGAGAACCGGCACGGTGACAGTGCCATCGCTATGTAAAACCTTCTCAGGTAGCGTGAACTCTGTCAGCTCGTCGTTCCAGCCCAGTACGTTTCTGACGGTCTCGGCTGCAACAGCAGCCTGTAGTGAGCGGATATATGCAGACATGTAACTGCCTATGTGAGGAAGTAGCTTGGCTTTTGTGATTACGCCCCGGTTGGCCAGTATCCCCCCGAGCTTGCGCAGATCGTACATAGCTTCGGCGGGTAAGTGAAGCTCCTCCTTGCCAGTGAGCGGTAGGTCTGCGACCCATACGTGCGTCTCGGTCCCGCGGAGCTGGTCTCTGTATCGGCGCACAGGGTAGAAGTCATGGTGCATGAGCTGGATGATCTCAGCTGTCTCGTCGTCCTCGTCGGGCTTGGTTGAGCTGCCAAGCTGCATCGTCACCCCGACCGCCGACCGCCCGAACGGCGGGGGCGGGGATGGTAACGGCCCGGCCCGGCCCACCGGCACCAGCGTGGCCAGGTTCTTGACGGTCTGGACTGTGACCTTGGGGGCCTCGGCGACCGGCGGGGGAAGCTGCTCGGTCTTCCGGGCCAGCGGAACAGGGGAGGTGGTCTTGCCCCAGGCTGGGCACCGCTGGCAAGGGGCAGGGTTGTGCGCAGAGAAGGTCTCGCACTTGGTCGGACCGACCCCAACCGCCTCCAACCGCGCCAGTCTGGCCTCGGTCTCCTCGTACGAGTAGCTGGGGGCGCCTGCGCTCATCTTGTGGGCGATGCTGTTGCCGTTGCGGCAGCAGCGGGCCACGCTCAGTGCGGCGTACCACAGCGGCTCGGACACATCCCCCCGCGCCCGGACGATCTCCTGCATCTGCGGGCAGGCGGCCACCACAGACTTGAAGCTGGGGTCCGGGCCGGCAGGCAGGGATGTGTTGTCCGCGAAGCCCTGCAGCCTGACCGGCGGGCGGGACAGGACAGGGGCTGACACGCCCGCGCTGGCCAAGGCGGCATCAATGATCCGCGTCAGCTCCTCAACAGGCGTGCAGGTGCCTTGCCGCAGGACGGCCACGGGGCGCGGCTCGCGCTTATGGTTGAGGGTGCCGGGCAGGCGCAGGACGGACGATGGGTCTGCGGTGCGGGACGGGTCAGCCTGAAAGTGCAGGGCGGCAGTTAGCGCCTTGAGCTTCTGCGCCAGGCCCAGCCACACAGAGGAAGGGATCGCCTCGACGAAGGGCCAGTAGATGTGCAGGCCGCCACCCGATGAGACGATGTACGGCTTGGGGAGCCCGGTGGTCTCAATGAATTGGCGCAGGGCCGAGATGGCTTCGTACTGCGAGGGGTATTTGTTGTCAGAATTGCCAACGTCAATGTCAAGGAACAGGCACTTGGCCATGTGCATATTCTGGTGGGTGCGTATCTCATACGCCCCTGGAGTCTTTGTCTTCCAATCTATTTTCTTTGGGTTCCAGACTTTCGGTTCTTTAAGGGAGTGGACGCAGAAGTAAACATCCTTGACTTGGCTTAGCCGCGTGGCCGCTGCGATGGTAGCTTGATGAGATTCAAATACTTCATGACGGAATACTGAGACAGACGAATCCGCGGGCTTGAATGGGATTGCTAAGGTGAAGTAGCCAGCACCAGGCCAAACAGCCTGGAGGAAGGTTTCGACATTCACGGGTGTCCATCCTACTGGTGCTCGACGATACAAAAGAGCGCCGGGGGTCTCGCCGCCCGGCGCTGTGCGCAGCTTACATTAAATCACACCCACTCAGTCGTCGCCCCACTCGTCCAGCAGCGCCTTCACGTCGTCCGGCACCTCGCCTACGATAGCGGGGGCGGCAGGCTTGGCCGCGGGAGCCGGCTGGGCCTCCGGCAGTGTCAGCTCCATCTGTTCCGCAGGCTCCGGCGCAGGTGGCGGGACGACAACAGGGGCGGGCTTGACGGCCGCCGGCTTGGGGGCGCGTGCCGGCGGGGGCGGCGGAGCAGCCACGGGGGCAGCAGGCTTGACAGGCGCAGGGGGCACCACCGGAGCAGGGCCAGGCAGGCTGAGCGGGGCGTGAGCCGCCTCCTCGGGGGCCGAGCTGCGCAGCAGTGCCTCGACCGACCCATCAGTCATGGCCGTCTCGACAGCTGCAATCTCAGCCGGCTCCAGCCAGCGTTCGGCCGAGAAGATCACCTTCGGGTATGCCGCGTTGGGGTCGAAGCGCATCTTGGTCACGAGGGTGGCCGTGTGCTTGACCCCGTTGCCGCGCAGGTAGTCCATGTAGTTCTCGAACGCGCGCCAGCCTTCCTTCTCCAGGTCCGGGCTCTGCTTGTCGAACAGGCTGGTGATGGCCAGCTTCAAGCGCAGCGGCTCGAAGGTCATCCCCGGCACCACCGGCATGACCACGACGTTGCGGTGCTGGGCGCACGCCGTCACCGACTTGCCGTTCTCGGTGATCTTGGACCCCTTGGCCGCCATCGGGCAGCTTGCACAGTTGGCCCCCTGCGGCTCGGCGACGCTGGGGTCCGGGCGGACACCATCGTCGCTCCAGCACACCGGCCGGCCGGGCATCTCCGGGTCGTACGCGCCGGTGTAGTAGGCACGTCCGCGCTGCTTGGCATAGTCCAGCACCACCACGCGCAGGGTCTGCACCATCTCCGTGTCCCCGTCCGCGTTGCGCCGGGTGAGCTGGGTCTTGGTGCCATCGCGCAGTGCGATAGTCCACACCTTGCCGGTGATGTTGAGGGTGGGCACGCGGTCGCGTTCAACGATGTTGGTCTCGTTGGCGTCGAAGAACTGTGCTACGTGAGCCGGTACCTGCGTGGCGCCGGTGTTGAAGATCATCAGATCGTTACTCATGTTCAAACTCCAGTTGGAAAAACTCAATCACCCCGCCGTACTTGTACGACGAACTCGCGGTAGGCAGCGATGCCTGGGGGAAGCTCCCCATCATGCTGCCCCATGTACCCCTCCACAAACTTTTTTGATACTCGCTTCTCGTATGCCTCCGAAAACGGAACGTCAGCCGTGCGCAGCCAGGTGTCATAACTCTCCCAGCTATTGCAACTCACCTTCAGCGACTCCTTGCGAAACGCCGTGCCCGCCTCCGTGCGGATCGAGTCCACGTTGGAGTCCAGCATGACACGGTGCAACTCCCCTTCCAGCCTGGCCAGCTTCTCCGCCAGCACAGCGCACTGGGCCTCGGCCTCTTTCATGACGCGGGCCTTCTCGTCGCGGATTGCGACGTAGGCTTTTACGATCTTGCCAATGTCCATTACATACCTCCAGCGACTTCACGATACAAATCCAGCATTTTCTGCTGCCCTAACCTACGGGACTCGATCAAGCTGTAAATCTCCCACTCCAGTTTGTGCCCCCCGATCCTGACCACTGTCATCTTGCGGGTCTGACCTGATCGGTTGAACCGCTCCACTACCTGCTGCGCCTGATCGTTGCTGTAGATGGGGGCATAGAATACGCAGGTGTCAGCCTCTGTCAAGTTCAAACTGTGCGCCATGACTTGCGGGTGACAGAGTAGCACATGTGGGGCCGGGGTCGTCTTGAAGTCCTTGATTATCTGGTTCCGCTTGGTCATCGACACGTCACCGTTCAACACACCTATAGTGTACTCCTTCGACAACTCCTCTGCAAGCGACTGTATGATGCCCTTGAACGGGACAATCACCAACACCTTAGCTGCTGCTTGCTGTATGCACTCGCGCACCACATCAAGGCGAGGCTTGTGAGGCAGTACAATGTACTGACCGCTGATCGGGTCACGTACTGCGCCACAGAGTATCTGTCTGATCTTATTTATCTTGTCCGCAGCATTGACAGCCGTAACCTGGTTCTCCTGTAGCTGAGCCTTCATCTCCTTGCGCATGGTGTCCAGGGCTTTGGTCTGCTCCGGCGTGAGCGGGCAAGTGCGGTCCTCGACGGTCACCGGAGGTAGGTCGATGCAGTCTTTTTTGGCGAACCGGACGGCCGGCTGCAGGGCGTTGAACACAATCTGCGTGGCCTCTGGGCGTGGCGCCCACTTGAACTGGGATAGTCGCTGCATGGTCTTGTCCTTGAACGCCCCGAAGTGCGCAGGCACCCGCCACGGGGACACCATGCGGGCCAGTGCCCAGGCGTCGGTCGGGTAGTTCGGAGTGGGGGTACCCGTCATCATCCACACACGTTTGTCGCCCTGGACCAGCTTGTTCAGCGCCTTGTAGCGGTCAATGCCGGCGTTGATGTAGGCCGACGCTTCGTCCACGATGACCAGATCAATGTCTGGCCGGGCCATCAAGGCTTTGTGGACAGCGCCGATGGATAGCCCGTCGTGGTTGATGACGTAGAAATCCAGGTCCGCGGCCAGTACCTGCAGCCGGCGGGCGCGGGAGCCGTGCAGTATGCCAGCATTGCGGTGCATCAGCACGCCGAATATCTCGTTCAACCACGTTCGGTCCAGCGCCGACAGGGGGGCGAGGATCAACGCCTTGCGCACGTAGCCGTTGGTCATCAACCAGTCAGCTGCCCACAGGCTTGAGGCAGTTTTCTCGGTGCCCATCTCACTGAGATTAAAGCACTTTTTGTGGAGCGTGAGGAACTCCGCCATCTCAACCTGATGAGCGTGCGGCCGGAACTTGCCCGGCCAGGTGTAGTTGTAGCGGATGGGCGCCGGGGCGGGGATGCCCAGGTTGCGCAGCACTCGCGTCGCATCCAGCGTGTGCTTGACGGCGACGTTGTAGTCGGCGTGCGCGAGCAGCTTGCTCTTGGGCAGTGCCTCGCGGATGGCCAGTGGGTCGGCGTGGCGGAACAGCAGGCTCTTGGACGGTACATCGACAGCAAACATTACTGGCCTCTCGGCAGGTTACTTCGCTCGCAACAATTCGGCGAGTGCGTCCAGATTCTTCTCGTTGACCACCAGATACCAGCCGTCGTGCAGAGCTACGTTCTCAAGGAACTGTGCCTGTTGGGCGGTCGGCTTGTTGCTGCCGAACTTGGTCTCGATGGCCAGGAACTGGCCGGCCTTCAAGGCGTGGAAATCTGAGATACCTGACCTGCCGTAGGCGTTGGACGGCGGCATCCAGTAGAACCACCCGGCATCGGTCAGGAGTTTCTTGACGGCGGCCTTGACATGCGCCTCACTTTTGAATTCACGAGCCATCACGCTTGGGGCTCCAGTGTTGGCAGGTTGTAACCGGGCACCAGCCAGCGCAAAGCCCCGATGGCCGGGCCTGCCAGGTATCGGTCTTGAACGCCTCGACATACTGGCGCAGGTCGGGCATGAACTTGGCCCAGAGCGTAGGGATTTCCGTGCGGCGAAAAACCTTCCACCCTGGCTGCTCGCTCATCTTGAACTTGACCATGTAGTAGTGCGTCATGCACTCGCTGACCAGCGGGTACTGGGCGAAGATGTGCAGGGCGCACAGAGCCAACTGCTTCTCGTCAGGTACGCGCTTGCTGGTCTTGTAGTCCACGATGTAGGCGACGTTGCGGTGGACAGCCAGGAAGTCGATGATGGACCGGGACCATACGTCGCCCGCGAAGAATTGGACCGGCTGCAGGGATTTGTTCAGCGCCAGCCGGCACTCGAAGAACTTGTCCCCTGGCAGCGCCGCCAGCTCCTGCATCCCCAGCTCGTGGTGGGCCAGGTCAGACGGCAGCTTGGTCTTGTTCTTCTGCCGAAGCTCGAACTGCTTGTGTACATAATCCCCAAACTTGGCGGCGTCCCCCTTCGAGTCCTGCACGGACTTGGTGACCTTGACTTCCTTGTACTGCGCAGGGCATGTAGTGAACATGTTGAGCGCGCTGTACGACCAGGCCAGTGGCTTCATTGAGCGGGCTCCTCAACCTTCTCCAAGACATACCCGTTCTTGGCGAACACTTCCTTGTCGTACTTCTCAGTGAACTGCCCGAACTGACCTTCGAGTGTGATAGTCCCGGCCGCTGCGTCACGGCCGACCACCTTGTACCGCTTGTCGGTCTTGATGTTGCGAAAGTAAATTTCCATTACAGCTCCGCAGACTCCGTTGGTTGTGATTGGGGGGCTGTACTATGGAGCAGAACCTCAAACTCCTTCAGGCTGCTATGGCGGTACAGCCGTACATCTACAACCTTCGGTGGTGCCCCAGCTATTTTTGAGTTCAACCAAAACTGCACGGCTTCAACCAGCGTAGCTGTGTTCAGGATTAGTGTGTTGTTTCCTACCATGATACACCTCATGTGAAAATTACTAAAACAGTTACAGCGTCGCTTCTTGTCTTTGAGCAGTAGCGATAATCTCTGTGCCTATGCGCCGCTGAGCCACCTTAAAGTATTCTGCGTCCAGCTCTACCCCGATAAACCTCCGCCCTGTCCGCACGGCAGCCACGCCGGTGGTGCCGGAGCCCATGCAGCTATCCAACACCTTATCCCCGAGGGAAGTAGACGCTGTGATTAGGTACTCCATTAGGGCTACTGGTTTTTGCGTCGGGTGGTCCTTGCTTCTGACAGTCGGAAACCTCCAGACGGTATTCTGGCAGTGCAGATTGAATGTTCCTCCTGGAAGTTTGCCAAATACACAACACTCCACACCAGACAGCCAGATGTGCTGTCCGTTCATGGGGCTAGGATTCGTTTTCTCCCAGATACCTAGACGGGTAGTGAATCCGTGCGCGACAAGTCCTGCGCGCAGGTCAGACACCTGTTCTGTGCTACAAAAAACATACACTGATCCGGAGGCAATACGTGCAGTCTCTGATACCCACTCAGATAAAGGGAACGTCGGTATGTCCGCCCTCGATTTATCTAAATTTCGCAGGCCAGACGACCCTCTATTTACCTGCCCGTAAGGGATGTCCACAAGCACGAGGTTAATACTGTGATCTGGTAGGTACCGCATGACTTGCATACAATCTCCTTGCACTAAGGCTACCCGCTTGCTCATACCTTCACCTCTTTCAAATTACCCCAGCTCGTGCCTACCTTGCAGTCCCACGGCATGGGCACTGGCGGCGTGAACCCCCACGCCTTGGTGTAGGGGAGATTATCCAGCAAAAACTTCATCTCTGCAATGGCTTTGTCTACAAGTTTTGTAGGTATGTAGAAGTACAGGCCGTCGTGCAACTCCCATGCGAACTGGATGCCGTGCTTGACAACGTACGGGCGCAGCACGGCCAGGGCCAGGTACTTCTGGTCGCCGCCAGTGCCTTGGATAGGGAAATTAATTGCGGTGGACTCCAGGGACCACCGGTCGGCCCCGCTCCACGTGCCTACTACTTGCACCTGCCGGCCGGCGAAGGTCTCAGCATACCCGAGCCGCCGTACCTTGGCGATCTGCTCCGCCCAGTACCGTGGCACACCTGGATAAGTTCGCAAGTATGTATTTTTGATGTACTCGGCCTCGGGGAGTTCCATCGGCAGATCATACTGCACGCGCGCCACAGTGCGCAGCTTGGCGGCGGAGGTTCTGTAGCCAAGCGATAAATTTGCAAGTTTGCCGAGTTGGCGTTTTGGCTTGGCCGCCGGGTCGCCGGCCTTCAGCGCGGCCAGCAGAGTATGATACTCCTCGCGGGCGATCTGAGCACCCATGTACCCGTGCGGGTCTTCGCCCGGCAGGCAGAGCTGCAGCATCGCGTCGTCCTTTGAGGCCACTGCCATCCAGCGGTACTCCTGCCCGGCCGCGTCGAACTCCACCAGCGTATACCCCTGCGGCGGAACGACGATAGCGCGGTAGGTAGGGTCTCGCTTTTCTTGGTGCAGAGCAAAGCCGATCTGCCGCTCGTCCTTGTTCTTGCCCTGCTTACTGGAGTAGGACATGCGACCAGTGTACGTAGAGTACACATTAGCCAGTGGGTGCGAGCACCCGTCAGAGTTATAGTTGATAGACTCCAGTGGTGCATCGACGAACTTGGTCTTGTTACCCAGGGCCTCGCGGTACTCACGGATGGTGCGGGCGCGGGCGTCAATGAAGGCCAGCTCGTGCAGCACCTCCTTGTCGGTGGAGTTCGTCACCTTGCCGGTCTTTTTGGAGGTGTTCTGCTTGATGACCGGCAGCCCCCACTGACCGTACATCAGGCCGCCGAGCTGCTTGGGGGAGCGGACAACCGCCTCGGTCACGCCGTACGGGGCCAGGGCAGCCAGGGATGTCTCAGCATCCGCCGTCAGGGTCTCGCCCAGGGTGCGCAGTGCGGCGTGGTCGAGCATCAGGCCGCGCAGGTTGGCGTCGGCCACCAGAGGAAGGCAGCTCGCTTCGATCAAGGCGGCCTTGAGGCGGGTCGGCTCCGCTTCAAGTTGTTTGTAAAACTTGCGGGTTAGCCAGAGGGTGTAGGCTGTGTCCTGGATGTTGTACTTGTGCAGCTTGGCCAGTGACTCAGGAGCGGTAGAGTGGAAGTCGATGTCCTCCTCGTACCCGCCACGGTCCGACATGAACTCTCGGACGGCATCTTTCAAACTGAAACTTTTTTTGTGTGCCTTGTCAATATCGTATTCGGGAGTGACAGTCAGGTGTTTCCACAACAGCATCCCGTCAAGGAACTTACACTTGAACACCAGTTCCCGGAACCCGTATGCCAGCAGCCAAGAGATGTCGAACGCCACGTTCCACCCGACCAAGGTGAGTTTGTGCTCGATAGCTGTGGTGAGTAGCTCGCGGATGTACCTGGCCGTAGCGGTGAACGGCTCGGCGACCAGCAGCCCGCCGCCAATGATCGGCCCGGTTGCGGTCCGCCTGACAGTGGCCAGACTGGTCGCCCACGCTTGGTTGTGCGCCACCCGCCACGGCTGCAGTGCGTACTCGGGAAGGGTGCCTGAAGTCTCGAAATCGAATGCGATGTACTGGTCGTCTACCCACATTACCAAACACTCCGCACACACTGAACTTACTCAACCCCCGGCTGCCGACAGCGCAACAGCCGGGGGCTTACGTCGCAGGATTACTCGCTGCGTGGGCCTTCGTACCAGCAGCCCACGCCGACCACGCCTTCGACTGTCACCGTGCGCACCGAGAACTTGCGCTTCAGCCGCCGGCCCGCGGCAGTCACCTGCGAGCTGAAGGTCTTCCGGGCTTCGGTCTGGGGGACGAAGAACATGGAGCCAACCTCCATCGTGGCGAACGGGTACTTGCTCGCTCGCGTGGTTGCGTGGGAGATGGGCGGTTTGGCCACACCCGTATAGACCTTGTACTGCTCAGCCATGCTTACACCTCATGCAATGTTTCAGGTTCAAATTGCGCTCGGACTACACACCCGTGTGCCCGAACCCACCAAGACCACGGGCAGTGTCAGACAGCGTATCTGCCTCCTGCCATGCGATCTTGGGCAACTGTACCACAAACGCCTGAGCAATGCGCGCCCCAGGGTGCACATGGAATGTACTGCCGCCGATGTTCTTGAGCACCACGCAGACTTCGCCTCGGTAATCCGAGTCAATCAGCCCCGGTGAGTTCAGCACCACAATGTCGTGCATGATGGCCAGCCCGCTGCGGGAAATGATGAACATACCGTACCCTGCAGGCAGCGCAAAGGCCAGTCCAGTTGGTACCTTCTCCGTGAAGCCAGGCCCGATCCGCATGGACTTGGCGATGCACGCCTTGAGGTCTACCGCCCCTGCCCCTGCCGTGGCGTACTCCGGTAGCTCCGCCCCGTCGAACAGGCGTTTGATCTGAACATCGACAGTCATCTTGAAACTCCATCGGTACTGCGAAGCGGGGAGTGTATCACTCCTTCCCCTCCAGCAGGAACCTCCACCCCAACGGCAACTCACAGTTGTCTGGGGCATCCTTAAACAGCGGGATGATCTGCAGTGGGTCGAACCCAGCCAGGCCGCACCCCACCCGCGTGACTTCAAACGTCAGCTCTGGGTGCTGCGCGGCGTACTCGATGAAGGTCTGGACAGACTTGGCAACATCGGCCAGTGGCCGCTGGTACATGTTTCTGTCCTTGGTAGGGATGGCGTAGGCGTTGCCGGTGCGCCCCTCAGCAACACCCAGCAGGGCGCCGTGCTGGTGTCGGGCGGTCAGGGCCGCCCCTGCCCCGTGAATACCCGCAAGATTCGATCCGAAGACGAAGATTTTACTCATTTCTTTGGCCTTTGCTTGCTGGTGTTAGTGGGTGTGGCAATGGCATCTTTCAAATTCATACCTTACTCCTCATTCGCAATGCGGGCCAAGATGTCGCCGTGGCAAGGCTTAGGGGCGCAGTAGCAGGCCAGCACCTTCCCCTTAAGTTCGCGCTTGGCCCTCTCTATCAGCTTCGGCTGACTAAGCAGCCACGCTTCGTATCGCGCTATCGTCGCCCCACGAGGCTCGTCAGGCTGTAGCACGAACGGGTTACCCCACACGCTAGGCCTCCCGATGTACACATCGTGCGGCTTCCATTTTACCGTGACTAAGGGGTGCGCCATAACTCAAAACACCCTGAACTTGGAAACACCGGGATACCACTGGCGGTCGCACTCCACCAGGTAGCCACGCTTGCGCAGGACATAGAACGCTGCCGAAACAGACGACTCAGACCCCGGCCGGCCGATGCCGGCGGCGATCTCCTGCAGAGTGTGCCACTCGTGGTCCGATGTGAAGTCGATGATACCTTGCAGCCGCTCACCGTAGTGGCTGTCAGTTTGCTTGGGTTTGCGAGACTTATAGAAAGCCATGATGCGTTACCTCTTGCGGTAGTTACGGTGTCCACCTGACAACTACCTCGGGCACGGCGGTGGCGACCACCCCGAGGACATAGCACGGCAGCCCTGTCCGCTGCGCCATCGCCGCGGCTTCGATGCGGGCCTGGTCTTCAGTCTCGGCAGGGGTGTCAAACTCCTGCAGGTCTTTTAGGCGCTGGGCGTCTACGACGATGAGTACAGACATGGCGCTTCCTCACCTGGGCCACAGGTGTGTCAGCTTCCGGCGAGCAGCATCGTTCTCGGCGTCAGCAGTGATGATCGCCTCGGCCATGTCCATCGGCGGCATCTCGCCGTCGAACACCCCCACCAGCACAGCGCCCTTGCGCTCCATCTGCTCGATGTCGAGGTCAGTGTTCTTCGTTCGGCGGACCTCCCCGTTGACAATCCACAGGGCACAGGTTGTCTTGCTCCTGCGCAGGTGCTGTCGGGTCTGAGACGCCAAGCGGTAGGCATTTCCCTTCAACATTACTGGTCTCCTACAGATGAAGTTTGTTGGGCGTCGGTAGTGACTGCGGTGCGCTACCTGGAGCGCAGGTCGCCTCTACCTCCGCTGCTTTGTGCGCCGCAGCCACGGCGATGACAAGCGCCAGGTTTGCCCGCTGCTCTGCCTGAGACATGCGGATACCCACATAGAGCTGACCACCAACAGCAGTGGCCGCTCCCAGCAATATGGCAATGGTTCTCATTCGCATTTGCGTAGCTCCTATACCTGATCGTCGTCCGCCGCTTGGTCTTCCCGTAGCGCGTCGATGGCGTATTGCGGCACCCGGTACCCAAGCTCGCGCAGAGCCTCAAGCCGGCCCGCACACTCCTCAGCCGTCGCGTCGTTGAAGGTCTCGCCGTCTTGTGGTAGGCCGATCTTGCGCATCGGGATGAGCTTAAGGGAGCCGCCGTGAATGTACGTCTGCCACCACGCAGCGAAGCGTATCCACACATCGGCCACATGCTTGCGCCAACGACTCGGGTACTCGAACCCTCTCGTGTCATTGTTCCAGTTGGCCCCAGCCCAGCGGTGGACGCGCATCAGGAACCTACCATCCAAGAAACTCGGGATTGGCGGGATGACTCGCCGAGCACTGGCGACGTGCGTCGTCCACCCGCCCCGACAATCTTCGTAGACGTACACGTCGCACATCGTGTTCATGCTGGAGAATCTACAGTAGCTCATGTCTGCTCTCCTTCGTCAGCCAGCAGCGATACCAACTTCTCAAGATAATGCAGCGCTTTGCGATAGTCCTCAGCCCCGCCCTTGCGCGGTGCGCGGGCCATGTACTTAATGACGTTCCCCCGCAAGAACCCGACGAACTCCTCCGCGGTCATCCACGCCTCCAGCGCCTCCCACGGTTGGATTTCCAAGCTGGTGTAGTGGGCCGGACCTTTGGTTCGGGGAGGCGGTATAACTGTGCGATCCTTTTCCATCATGTAATTCCTCTGTTGTCAGCTCCAAGGTAACTCATCGAACTCAGGCTGTAAAGCCTCGGACTTCTCCACCTGCCGGCGCAACTTCAGCGCCGCATACTGGCGTTTCTTCGCCAGCTTGGTATTGTACTTGCGGGCCAGTGCGCGGGCAAGCTCCAGGTTCACCCGCGGCCAGGTGCCTATCACGTGCTTGTCAGTGTAGGTGCGGAAAAACTTGGTGTTGTCCGCCCTGACCGCAACCAACAAGTCTGGCCCCGCCCAGTATGTCTCCGTCCTGCCGGTGGGGCGAAGCTCATTGATCTGGGCGTCAGTGGTGACGTTTACTGGGCGTAGCATACCTCACCTCACACGTTCACAACGGCCACAATCGTGCCGTTGTGAATCACGTTGACTTCGCCGACATACCCCTCGGGCACGACGTTGAGGCAGGCGCCCAGGGTGGTGTCGAGCGGGGCGGCGATGTACCCGATACCAGAATCCGCCCCCACCCACTTCGGAGGGATGGACGTGTGGTACCCGTTGGCCACCAGGTAGGAGGTCAGGCGGGTCTCGATTCGCCGCGTGCGGGCGACAATCTGGTCGAGCATGTTCATCGCTTCACGATCATTCAGCATATCCATATCACACCTCTTTCGTCAAAATAGAATCTAACAACGGAATCAACTTGCGGTCAAGCCACTCGCAGCCAACGGTTACTACAGGGATATTACGAGTAATTGTAAACGGCTCCTCGTACTGTATCCACTGGAGGGAAGGATACTCTGCAGTGGCGGTCACAAGCACGCCACACTTAGTCACAGCGTCTGCTAGCCGACATACCACAGCAACAACCTCCGACGTAAGCGCCGCAGACCTGTTGGTGGCAGCAGCGAACGCCTCCGCCTGACTCCACGTAGCGAACTCATGCCTACGCTTGTCTGTGTCTACGACAATAGCGATCATCATGACTCACCTCCGAACGTAGCGTCGAGCCAGTCGGCTCCGACAACCGGAAAGTCGTCATCCAAAACCTCCGGGGGGCTAGCCCCCGGTACGACGTGTACAGGCGCCCAACCATTGAAGCCCAAGGCAGCGCATATGAGTTTATCTACAGCGGTCGTGGTCAGTGCTTCGAGACCAACCGCAGCAGCGAACGCCTCCGCCTGCGCCCACGTAGGGAAGTAATGGACTGGAGAGCCTCCATAATCGGGAACAAAAGCAACTATCATGACTCACCTCCGAACGCGGCCATCAGCCCGGACATCTTGCTCACGATCTTCTGGGCTTCCTTGCGGGCGGCCTCGCGGGCTGCCGGCATATTGCGTAGCTCAGGGGCACTGATCGCGCCCAGTCGGGTCTTGATGTCCAATGCCAGGGCAATCAGGTCGGGGTCGTTGGTGATGTTCAGCGCGGGGATGTCATCCACCAGGGCCAACAGGTTGCGCACCGTGGCCTCGCGGAACTTCTCGTCCCCTTCCATCTTGCTGGCGAAGTGGGAGACCACATCGAACACGCGCTCCCAGACGGTGCGCATGGCGGCGCGCAGCCGGGTCATGTTGGCGGCGTCGATCTCCCGCCGGATACGCTCGCCGTCCGCTTCGGACAACTGCACCCGGAAGTCTGCTCCGGTCGGGATGCCGTGGATGTTCAGGTCCACGCCGAAACGGGCGCGCAGGGACTCAGGCTCCGGGTAGTCCTCGGCCTTGAACATCTCGCCCATACGGAACTCGGCGCGTGCCCGCTCAGCGGGGTACCTGACCTTGATGAACTCCTGCACCGCCGCATCGTACTCATCCTTGAGCTTCTGGTAGTCGTCCATGAACGACTGGAACGCCGTCGCACTGAGCAGCCGGTCGCCATTGTCCGACCAGGGCAGGGCAGCCCGATAGAAGAACTGGCGCAAGGCGCCGCCCGCCTTGGTCACATCCTTCAGCGAATCCTTGCTGACCAGATGCTTGTTGACACGGGCGGCATCGGTCTCAGCCTGCGCCATTTCGGTCAGCTCGCGGGTCTTGTCACGGTCCAGCTTGTGCCCGGACCAGGCGCTGATCTGCATACTGACAATCATGCCTTCGTAAAGTACGTTACTCATTTGACTGACTCCTTTTCATCTGAGGAATATAACTGACAATACCGTAAAAACCTTTTAAATATACCTCCATCCGCACACCGCTTCCACATGTCACTGGTGACTTTGGTAACAATATACGCTGACTGCTTAGTTGTAAAGTACATCACCTCCGCGCCGTTGAGTTCAGAACTTAGGTACACCACAGCCTGATCCAGGGTGTCGAACCCTTGGGAATTTTCTACCTCCTCTACTGCAATCTTTCCGGGAATAGCATCGGGCCAGACGGGGCTGATCGCCCACGATAGATGATGTATATCTACCACCTTATAGCCGCCTGCTTCGTCTACCAAGATAACATACCCGTGCTTCGCTGTCAGGTTGAACAGCTCGGTGATGGTGTCCACCAAGTACGGCTCGGCAAACACACGGACACGGCTGTCCTCTGCTACTGCGGCAAGGCGGTACTTCGGCTCGCTTACTGACTGCATGTGTCCCACCATAATGCTGCTTGCTCAAGGGTGTCGAAGCCTTCGGTCAATGGGCTATAAGTTCTACCTACCCTCCCCGGACCGTCAGGGGGGGTATGTACGAGCACCGGATAAAACTTACCGTCATCGTGATGCAACACAAAATTTGCGGCATTTGAGTACCAGATAATAGTTCCTGTGTGCTCATCGTGACGTGTATCCCACCTCTCTCGGTCGAAACGCGCTACATTCCCGTTCCGGAAGACGAAGTAAATATCTACTGCCTGATCTTGTGTCATTGGCTGCATGTGTCCCACCATAGTGTCGCTTGCTCAAGGGTATCGAAGCCTTCAATATCGCAGCGGACGCCGAACTTTGACATCGGCGGTTGGCCTTTGGTGTGTCCGATTTCCGCTGGCTCAATCACAACTTTCGAGCGCGACGAGACCGGGTAAAACTTCCCGTCGCTATACTTCACCACAAACTGGTCGGGCCTGTCGTGCTTGGGTAGTACGCCAAGCAGCCACTTCTCGGTTCGCCGGTGCATCTCCAATGTGTAGGCATTATTACGGGTGTAAATTTCCAGTACGTCTTGCTCGAAAAGCACAGCCATACCGCTACCCTCCCGTCCGCACAACCTGGCCGACCGGCACGTCCGCGTTTGTGGTGCAGCACACGATCAGCGGGTAGTCTGGCTCGCAGGTGGGCCACGGGGTGTAGCCGTCCGTTATCAGCACCACCACACATGGCTCGTACTGGGCGACATGCTCCAGCGGCACGCGCATATCTGTCCCGCCGCCTCCCACGAGCTTGACGTGGACCTCCTCGCCCCGCTCCAGCTCTTGCTCGCTGGTCACTGCGGCGTCGGCCCCGATCAGGTAGATGCGCTCGGGCTCCAGCTCCTCGGCGATCTCGCGGATGTCAGCGACGGCGGCATTGATCTCGTCCTCGCCGATGGACCCGGACGTGTCCACGATGATGCCGATGGGGCCGAGCTTGACCGAGTACCTGTCAGGGAGGTACTGACCAGAGAAGCGGCGGTTGCGCCGGGACCACGACTCGTCATCCCTCACCACCTGCTGCATGTAGTTGCGCAGCAGATCGAGCGGCGCCGTAGGCGGGGACAGAACATCCCCGACAACCCGGTCCAGGTGCGCCGGCATCCTGCCCATCTGGCGCGCCAGAGCTGCAGCCTGGGCGACCATCCCACGCACCTTCTGGGCGTGCTCTGCAGCCTCGGCGTCCGTCATGTTGGACGGTAGCAGGTCATCGCCCAGGCTGCCCGCCTGTGGCTGCGACGGGGAGTCTTCCTGCTCCTTGAGCAGCCGGTAGTACACCGGCTCCATCGCCCCGGTGTACTGTGGGTCCAGCAGCCCGCCGGGGATGAACTCGAAGCCGTCATCCTCCAGCAGGTCGTTGAGCACGTAGTCCGCTGCCTGGTTGGCGACGTTCGGGATCAGCCCTTTCATCCGCTGCACGTGCAGCAGCATGATGTGGCCAGCCTCGTGGGCCAAGAGGAACACCATCTGGTTGGGCGTCAGGTCCGCGGCGAACTTCGGGTTGACGAAGATGGTCTTGCCGTCCGTCGCGGCGGTGGGCACCCGGTCTGTTACTTCCAGCGGGGAGTTCAGTACCAGCGTGGCCCAGAACGGTGACTTGGAAATCAGCCGCACCTTGGCCTTGCCTATGAGATCACGTATGTCCATTGCTTGGCTCCTTTTGTGTGCCGCTTCGCAGCACTATTTACACAGTGTAATTACAGATCAATCGCCCCACTTAGCCATGCTCCGCCGCCACGCGAAGAACTCTTGCTCGCTGGTGAGGTAGGGCTTGGTTGTGCAGGTTGTTACTTCGTCCTGGTGGTCACGCAGGAGGTAGTCTTGCAGCTTACTGACACACAACTCACCAACATCGAGGGGGACTTGACCGTGCCCCCACCAGCGATGCACCTTCACCGACGTTACAAGGAAGGAGGCAACCCGATTCACCACCTGCACCGGCAAACCTGTCACATCCTGACACAAGCTCTCAAACTTGTCAGCACACTCCTCCGCACCCACGGCGGAGGCGTAGGCGTTCAGCACGTCGGCCAGTTGCTTGAGCTTGTAGTGCTTGCGCAGGGCGTTCCATGCCTTGCGGTCCAGCTTGTAGGTGTTGAATGGCTTGGTCTGGGACAGCATCTCTCGCTGCCCGTCAGGCACCCACGGCCCGACCTCCACGTCCCCGTTCAGCCAGTACCACCGCCCACCGATTTGCAGCCCTCTGTCGCTGGCGTAGTAGTGCATATCGCCAGGCGTCAGGCCGTGGAAAAACGCCGCCGTCATGGCTGTGCTCCAATCGGTCAACTCCAAGGTCAGGTGGCCGTCCGGGTGGACAGTCACCACGTCGGTGCTGTGCAGGCGGAAGCGGATGCACTCGGCGGGCGTCTTACGGATGGTGTAGTTCTTGTTGCGCCGCCCGACCAGTACCCGATGATCGAACTCGCCGAGGCTATCCCGCCACTGCTCCGCGTTGGCCCAGACTTTGAAGGCATCTTGATAAGTGCGGATGGTGGGTAGGCGCCGCACGGTTGATTGGAATCCGAAGCTCATTGGTTGGTCTCCTTTCGTACAGAATTACAGGGTGCGCCCCTGTGGGCTGCGGTATGCAAATGCACCACTTCGCGGCGTTATTTACATGGTGTAATTACTTCTGAAGCTGGCTCAGATCAGCCGCGTACTTCAGCCCTTCAGGGGTGCGGATCAGGTCGGCGCCACCGTTGGTGGTCTCACGGCTGAGCCGCTTGGTGGCGGTCTGCCAGGCCAGCACACGGAACTCAGGCGACAGCCGCTTGAGGTAGGTGTCGGCGTTGGCGACAGTCTTCACGGACATGCGCCCCGACACGGCCACGGCCACGGCATAGGTCATGCCGACACCCTCCGGCAGGTCGGCGGTCTTCGGGGTGGCCATGATGGTGTCGAGGTCCGGCATCTTCGCGGCGATGTCAGCGAAGCCCAGGAACTCGGCACTTTCACCATCCCCCACCGCCCCGGCAATGCCGGCATTCTTGATGGCCTGCGGCATGTTGCTGCTGTAAATCTTCGCCGCCTTGGTCCAGCTCCGGTACGTCCCGAACGACTTGCGCGGACTGGCCGGGTCGAACGTGCAGATCAGCTGCGGGCGGAACGCGAAGAACGCAGCGAAGATCGGGTCGCCGCCCGTGTCCAGGTGATGGTCCACCCACGACTCGGCATCCATGATGGTCTCGACATGGATCATGCGGTTGGCCAGCGGCAACGGCATACGGTTGGTGACACCCTTGTCCCCTTCGCGGTTGCCTGCGGCGATCAGCCGCACGTTGGGCTTGAACACGTGCTCCCCAATCCGCCGATCATTGATAGCTTGATAGGCCACCGCCGCCACTGCAGGACTGGCCGAGTTGATCTCGTCCAGGAACAGGATGATGGGCCGGTCAGTCGGGAACTCGTCGTTCCCCTCGAAGGGCAGGGTCACAGGGGAAGCCCAGGCCATGTGCTCGTTCACGATCCGCGGGAAACCTCGCAGGTCCACGCTGTCGTACTGCGACAGGCGGATGTCCACGAGAATGCCTGAGACTCCCTCCGTCACCTGCGCCACGATGGCGGACTTGCCGCCCCCTGGCGGACCCCACACCATCACCGGCTCGTTCAGGTCCAGGGAAATGGCCTTGATGAAAGCGGCCAGGTCATTGATTTTCAGCGTTTGCATTTTGAATCTCCGTTACGGTACTTGGGAAAGGAATTACGCAATGCGCCCCCTTCGGGCCGCGGCAGGCAAAGGATGTGTTTAGTCTTGCACCTCCGGGCGTTCGGTTAGGGTTTCGTACCATGGACAATACGGAAGGGGCAGCATGAGCCCGTCAAGGTGTACGAGGCTTCCTCCGTAGGACCACCCGTATGAACTCTTTTGTGGCTTATGCTCGAAGGCCAAACCGTTCCATCCACCGTCCCATGCAAACCACCGATATTTCGGCTTGAGTACCGCCCAGATCGGGGCGAGTTCAATCCGCCAGTCGTACTTACAGATGAGGTCACGGGGGCTTGAAATGCGCCGTAGATACGCCCCGTCTACGGTCCACTGATCGACTACCCACCCGTCGGCAGTATTGCGTGCGCCATGTATAGCGAACCCATCCCCACCATCAACAGCGTAAATTCTTGCCAGCCCGCCGTCCCGCCGCACCCACGTCTCGCCTGGCTTAGGTGTGATTTTTGTGTCAGTCATGATCGTTACTCCGGTGAATTACATGATGGAATTGCACAAACCTTCAGTCAGCCAGTCACTTCGCCCTCCTCTGTGAATAGATAGCCGTTGGCCTCAATGCTCTCGTCCACTGCTTCGTCTGATGTCAGATAGTCGTACTCCTCGCTGAGGGATTTGTAAATCCAATGCGCGAAGCTGCGCATCTCGTCTCGCACGTCGGCCTCGCGGCGCATTGCCCACTGTCGGTCAGTCAGCCCGTAGTCATCCACGTCCACATAGGTGGCCATATACCGGGAATCCATTCGCACCCCGGCTTCCAACTTGTAAAACACCGGGCGCTGTATATCCTGCAGTGCCTCGCCGATGCGCTCCAGCGCAACGAGGGTGTCACCAGGGCCGAACTCGGCCTTGAGGTCGGCGCGCCAGCCTTTTTTGTAGGTGTAGCTGCCCTTGAAGCGCGCGCCGTTACCTTGGCTCCAAAAGCCCTCGAACTCGATGGCCTTCACGTCGATGCCCAAGCACTTGCCGGCGGTCGTGGCCATTTCGTACACACCGTCCCACCAGTCGTGATCCAAGCCAGCGCTGCAATACCACAAGCGGGCTTTATCTTTAGCTTTGTCGTCCAGCTCGTCGAAGGTGTAGGCAACCTCGCCGCCTACAGCCAAGGCATACGCTTCCGCCTGTTCGCGGGTGGGGAACTCCACCCTTCGGTTCGGTTCGATTACTTGCATGTCAATCTCCTTTTAGGTGCTGGGTCAATACCAGTCGCTAGGCGGCATACCAGGCTGACAATACCACGCATCAGGGAGCGGCCAAAGCCCAAGCGATACCGCGGCACCTAGCAGACGCCAAAGCTCCTCTTGATCTCCATTCTCGGCTGCTTCACGGATATACCGATTCGACAGTGCTGCCCTTGGGGCAACACCGAAACTATCGCACGCAGCCTCATACCTCGCCTTCATGTCGTTTTCGATAGTCATGATTGGTGTCCTTTAGAAGTCCTGCACCAGGTACCCACTAGGCAGAGGGATGATGGTCGTCTGAGATTCCAGCTCGTACACGACAGACTCCAAAAAGGATGCATCATCGGCGTCATCCTCGATGGTCACGTCGATCAGGTGCCCAAATTGCTCTTGCAATTCATCCTCACTGTATTCGCTCCACTCGCAGCAGATGGCAATCACGTCCAGCTCGATGTTCTCGTCGTCGTAATACTCGAACAAGGCTTTGAGTGCGTCATAGCTGAACTGATCCTCGCGCCCCATTTCGCGGAAGGCTTGGACGAAATCAGTGGTGGTGATGGTCTTGTACATGGTCAGTCTCCTTTTACATGATGCGCCCCTGCGGGCCGCGGTATGCAAATACACCGCTTCGCGGCATTATTTACATGGTGTAAATCACGTCGTGGACGCTGGCGTCCAGCCAGGGCACCGACGAGTCGGTCACGTAGAGGGAAAGAAGCTCCCCTTCGTTGACCAGCACGAACGCACAGCCGTGGTCCATGCCAGTGACTTCGGATGCTGCGTCACCTTGAAGCAGCATATATTCCTCGGGAATGTCGCGGACGGTTTTGTATCTGGGATTCATGTCAGTCTCCTAGTGGAAGGCGATCACTGGCACGCTGATAGCGGCCAGCAGGGCGAAGTGACTGGCAAACAGCCGGCCACAGGGCAGCATGACGGCGTAGGCGGTCGTGCCGATGAAGGTGGTCAGTGCGGTCATTTCATCACCTTCGGTTGAGCAACTCCATGCGCTACACGCAAGGCAAGCATTTTCGCTTCTGCGTATACCATCCGCGTCCGGAGCCTTTCTTGTATCGGGCCAGCAGCTGCGCCGGACAGTGCATCTTTTGCTTTGTGGTATTCGGTGCGCCATTTCTCGTATTCTCTGCGCTTGGTGGAGTGCTTCATTTCGGTGCCTCCTGCGTTCGGATCAGGTCCACTACGCCCTGGATGGCATGGGCCAGCTCGGTGGCGTCGGCCGTAGGCAGCTGCCTGACGGCGGCGTCCTCGGCGAGCCTGAGCCGCATGAGCGCCGCGCGCAGGCGGAAGCGGGATTCTTCCCGGCGGTCGCCGGCTTCGTTTACATGATGTAATTTGGTCATGGTCAACCTCCTTTTACTCGTCGCAGATACGAATCAGCTCGGCCGCCTGCCACTCACGTTCAGCGGCCCAGGTGGCGTCCCCGGCGTCCCCGGCGGCGGCCCAGGCGGCCCCGGCGGCGTCCCCGGCGGCCCCGGCGGCGTCCCCGGCGGCGTCCCCGGCGGCCCAGGTGGCGGCAGCGGCCCCGGCCCCGGCGGCCCAGGTGGCGGCCCC